AAAAGCAATACACTTTCTTTCTGTGTCAGTAGCCTGAAGTTCTAAAATTGCGTTTGTAGCATTAGCTGCATACTTAATAACATCAAAACCAGCGGCTTTTTGGATTGAACCTTTTTCAACAAAATACTCTCTGTTGTAATCACCACTGGTTAGCTCGACCTCACTCATCATTTGAGTGTGCTCTTTACCAGAGATAACCATAAAAGACTTATCCATGTCTTCATCAATAATTAAATCATTATCAATAAAGTTTTGTCTAGCCTCTAGAATCTTTTCATATGTAAGACCAGCGGTTGCATCAACTTCCAAAACCCCATCTGCTGTAGCTGTTAAAGCCGTGCCATAATCTTCACCTGTGTTTACACTTGCAAGTAAAGCTGCAATTCCTGTGAAATCCCAACGCCTCATCATAGCGTTTGCCACAACTTTCTCGTAACCGTTTTTAGGATCTAGGAATTGCTCAACAGCATCTCTGCCATCAAAAGGCAAAGTGACCTGCCATCTGTTTGGAGAGATTTGACGTCTGTTGTGCTCTAAGTCTGCAAAATCAAGTTTAGCAAACCTTGCATTGGCATCAGTAGCCTCTACTGTACCATAGCCGTCATAGGACATGTCTTTGCCCTTAAAGTATTTGATTATTGAAATATCTTTTGTTCTAGACTTTTTTTGCTGGGCTGCCATGTGAACGCTTTCACTAAACGCACGCACCCTTGTTTCATCTATTGTAGCTCCTACTGGATTCACTGCCATCTTAAACCTCCTAAAGTTTTTTAAATAACTGGCTAAAAAAATGATTAATTCTTTCGACCAGCTACCCTATAAAAACTAGGACTGTTCTTATGGCCTATAAGGCGCCACCACTTCCTTCTATTAATTCATAGATGAATGTGTGGACTCTAAAAAAAAAGCTTCCCACTTGTTTAAAATTCTAAACAAATATGAGAAGCCTTTAAAGTATAGTTTACATTGTGTTTACGTTATCTTTGTTCAAGCTTCATAAGCTTTGAAGTAAGCTGCAAATATTTTTGTTGTAGTCTTTCATCCTTCTTGTATTCAGGATCATTATAAACCGCTGCCATTTCTTTTTTAAGATCAATGATATTATCACTACCTGTATCATTTGGAGTTTGTGATTTTGAAAGTGGTTGATCTTCATTGTTCATTTTATCAAGCATAGTTTTAAGAGGTTGAATGATTGTTAAAAGCTCCTTATTCCCAAGCTCACTCATAGTGGCTCTTATCTCAGAAGGCACATTTTGAACAATCCACTCTTGAACTTCAGCACTTGCTCTTGACCACTCATCTTCACTACCAAAAGTATCTACAGCAAGCTTTGAAAAATCTTGGTCCCTAGCTTCAATCTTTTGCTTATTAGCTTCAACCCCTCCAGAAAGATCTTTAGAGTACTTATCAAAAAGAAGGTTTGCTTGCTTGGCAGTTAAGCCTGCAGCGTGCGCTGTTTCTTTAAAGTTTTTCTCATCAAACCCTAATTCTTTTAATTCATCGCTCACTTCAAGTTTGTAATCATCAGGGTTTTCAGGCCTTCCAAGTTTTGAGTAAAAAGAAAAGAAATCCTCATTCACTTCTTCTGGCTCACTTAGCCTTTCACCAATCTTTTTATTAGCATGAACAAGTTGTTTGGCCATATCGTCAATGGATTTAATGTTTTTAATAGTGGGAGTTTCTTTATACTCTTGACTTATTTTATCCATAAAAGATAAATCAGGCCCGTCACTTTTTAAACCTTCTCTAAAGCTATTGCCCCCTGCACTTGGTTCATTAGTTTGCGTTTGTTGCTGTGTTGTTTGCTGTTCTTGTTCACTCATTGTTATTCACTCCTATTTTCTACTTCTTTTAAAATATCTTTATTTATAAAATTTCTAAACTTGCACCACACAAGCCTTGCGCCTTCTGCTGCTAAAACATTGTTAACTAAGACTTCCTTGTTCTCACCTACAACTAAAGAGCTTGTGTTGTAACCACACATATTCTTTATTGTAACCAATGCTTTTTTCCCAACTGGGGTTTGAAATAAAACCTTAAAATCTTCTTTTAGTTTTTCATTCGACTCATTGTGGGCTTTAAACTGTTTTTCTAATTCTTTTTTGCTTTTCATTTTATGCCTCCCTTGCTTGCTTTTCTAAAGTTAACTGGTTTGATTCTTCAACTTGGTCTTGTTGTCTTTTTTGCGCTTCTTGTCTTTGTTTTTGAAGTTCTTCAACCTCATCTTTTGCTAAAAGAATTCTAGGCGAGCCAGTGAGCTTTTGCGCATTTTCTAATATAGCCCTATCATCAAGGTGCATTAATACATCAGGCTTTGCTTGAGCTAACTGAGTGATGTAAGTCACCGCTTGCACCATGCCGTTTAACTCTTCAGCTGATTTCATTCTAGCTGCAGGGGTTGTGTAAACTATTTGATAAAATTCTTTTCCTTGCTTTAAAAGCTCTGCAATTTCATCAGGTATGTAGGTGATTTCTTTTCCTTCTCTGATTCTAATCTTTTCTTCATCACTTCCTTTTATGACTCCAAACTCACCTTTTCTAAAAAGAGTGTTTACAGTTCTTTCAATCATAGGAGTGAACAACTCAGAGTTTTGGCGGGAAAAGATTGAGTTATTCACCTGTCCTCTGATTTGTTGCCTAATTTGTGCCTCACCTAAAGTCATGGCGGTTTCATTATTAAAATCTAGAAGTCTATCTAAACTAAAAGCTTCAGTGATTTTGTTATCAAGCCTTACAATTGATTCATCTGAAATATTTAAATTCACTTGTGGAATGATTCTAAAAACTGGAGTGTTAGAAGTTAAAAGCTCATTAAAAGGGTTTAAAGCGTTTGGTGAAATATCTAAGTATTCACCTCCGAAAGCTGTTGCTATAAACCCTAGTGCTGGCTGTATTTCTTGCTCTTCTAAATACTCTCTTAACTGCACTTTTCTATTGATCTCTTTTATTGCAGGACGTGACTCCATTGAAGGCGAGATACCATATTCATTGTCAGTGTTTTTATAAAACCTTGCAATTGGCATTGGAAACTCATAAAACTTTGATTCTTTTAAGATTTGTCCAGTGTCGTATTCAAAGTGAATAGATTCAAAAAGATATGATTCTTTTTTATTCTTTTTAATTTTTGGTTCAATAGCTTGAATGATTTTAACTTTTTCATTTAGCTTATTTGTTTCATAAAGCTTTTGAACCTGAGGTGAAACATTCTCAACACCATACTCTTCAACAAGTCTTTTAATGGTCCAGTGATCATCAAAATAAACTGTGTTTACAATTCCATTGGCACCCTCTGCAAAAGATATGTTTTTAATGCCCCACGTAGAAAACCTGACTTTAGTTCTTTCATCCTCTGCTATAAATAGGCCAGCACTCCCTAAAGTTACTTGCTCATAGAAGTTTTCTTCAATAGCATTTGGAAGCCCACCTTTAGGGTTATCCATTACATCAACCGTTTTAGTGGTCATCATTTCATAAAAATCATTATTCTCTTTTGTATCAGAAATTGAAGGGTGTCTTCTTAATTCAAAGCTTCCTTTAGCCGCTGGCCAAAGTATTCCTTTTAAAATAGAGGCAAGCTTTCTTGAGGCGTTTGGAGCTGTGGACTCATAGATTCTGTCATCTTCATCATCAAGATTAGAGCTTTCTGTAGACTCTTCAAACAAGAAGCCTTCTTGCCTGACATAGCGGTTTATTTCTTCATAGTGTTCACGCTTTAAAAGCTTTCTAGTTCTCATTTGAGTGTAGCGTTCTTTTAAGTATTTAATGTCTTTTGCCATTTTAGCTTTACCCCTTAATTACATTTTAATAGTTTTTTTACTACCCTTTAATTTAACTTGATTATGACCACGTCTTTTAACAATCCCGCCCACACTCTTAACCTCACCCTTATTTAAAGGATCAACAGGAAAGGCGAATGTTAAGGCGATTGAATCACCAATATCTGGAGACATTTTAAAATCTTCTTTTAATTTTTGTTTTGAAATGAGTTTTATCTTATTGCTTGT